AGGTTGTATCAAGTGTTGCGCCTGTGCCTATGGTATATGACGCTGTGCTTGCTGTCAGTGTAAGGCTTTCTGTAACTGTATATGGAACAGAAACACCATTTGAGAACCATGACCCAATCATCATATTCAATGCTTCAAGCCCTAACGTAGCATCAGAAGTCCCTGTTGCTTCACCTTGAGCTACAACACCTGTAAGCCGTAAAGCGCCATTAATCAAGCTTGTCCCGTTCATCTTTAGTTAGCCTCCCAAGAGCGATTGACTTTGTTGGATCCTGATCAAGGGGCACTCCTGCAACCTTGTCCTGTTCATATTTAATTAGCCTCCCAAGTGCAGCCGCCTTTGTTGAATTCTGTTCAAGGACTACTCCTGCCACCTTCGCAAATTCAACAAGTTCCGCTCTTGTCATTTTTTCAAGTTGTCCAATTCGTCCGTTTAACTTTTTTTCTTTTAAAAAAGCATCAATATCAATTACTTTCCATCCACGATCTATCTGTTCTTTTGTTATAAAATCAACTGATAAAACGCCATGTACATCATGCTGGATATAATTCATAACTATCTCCTTGTTGTTATTTTGTTTCTTCTGTGCGTCTCCCAAGAAGGTATTCGTGGAAGTTGCCCTTAAATTGTTTAAATCCTGTATGGGTGAAATTTATTCTTGGCTCTATGAATATTTCACCCCCCATAGCTTTCCACCACATGCAAAAAGCTACATCTTCACCATACCACATATTATCATCCGGGAAAAGGATGCCAGTCCTAAAAAAGATATAAACCCCCTTACTGTCTTTTTGTATCTTATATACGTTCTCAGGGTTATCTTTAGACAACAATATTATTTTTTCAAATACCCTTCTCTGCACACGCATAAAACCTGTTGGGACTACTGTTGCGTAAACAAGCCCCGTGCCTTCATCCTGGCAGTTGTTTTCATTGTTGAAAGTAATAATAGCAGGAAACTCATGCTCTTCTTCTTTTCTGTACGGATAAACACCAGCAATGATGTCTTTATCATGTTGGAGTAATTTAAAAATAGCATCATCATCAAAACCAACATCTGCATCTATAAAAATAAAATCATCACAGTCTGAACTTAAAAACATATCAACACAGATGTTCCGAGCCATATCTATATAAATATGGCATGGGTGATAATATGGGACTACTTCGAGCCCCTTATCTCTTAAATAGTGTGTGTTTCTTATAATGGCTTCATGGCAATCATACGTTAAACTGCCTTGACCCGCTGGAACCGCAATAAAAACTTTTCGCATAAGACCTGTTTTGTTGGGGGAGGCAATAAACCTCCCCTGTTTGTTCTCCATTTAATTAAGCGGTTGTTAAAATTCCAAGAGACTCAAGTGTAAGCCTCAAGGCGTATAAATCTGCGGCAACCGATGCGGCAACCGTACTGCCTGATGTCGCTGCGAAGGTACAAGTCGGTTTTACGATAGGAGCTGTCCCATAAAAGCCCAACTTTTCGGTAGACGCTCTGCCGATTATTGTGCCGTCCGGCCTTCCGTCTCCTATATATTCATACTCTGCCATAATTAAATCTCCTTATATTTTTTATAGTAAAATCAAGTGATATCCATTACTTACTAATTCGTCAGTCGCAAGCCCATTCAGGTCGAAGCAACTTCCAACCGTACAGGATATCAAGCCTCAACAGCATTTCGTCATTCTTAATATCCGATCCCTGCCATACTCTCACAGCCAACCCGTCTTTATTACGCCTTACGCACTTAATGGCGTCATCCATTAAAGGAAGATCCGCAGTAACGAAGGTTGCAAAATCCTTGTGATACATAAGACTTTGCGAATAAGAAGTAGATGCAGCGCCCGAAATAAGCGCAGCCCCACCATTTGTAGGAACAGCCGAACAGTTTTGAGTTGCACCGCTTGCAAATATAATCGCAGGAGACACGGAAACCGTTACAGCCTCAGCACCGTCTGCGGTTGCAAGAGCAGTTACAGTAAACTGTTTTAAGTGGCTGTATGCAACTTTAGTTTCGGGATGAATGTCATAACAGCCAGCAAAGGTTATAATAGACCCCTTTGTGATTGTTTTTGATACACCCATTGAAGCCAGAGTAACAGCGGTATCACCACTTGCAACCGTATCATTAACCGTTCCTGTATTGTCAGAACTACCATTCAAATGAGAATAAACACGCTCATTCTCGTACCATGTAGCCATTGCGTTACGGGATATAAAGCCTTCACGGAAAGCCTCTTTAATTTGAGTGCTGTCCTGGAAAAGACTCTTTGTACCGTTTACAATACTTGCCATGGTGATTGAAGACATCTGGACATATCGCTGACCATCCTTGGGAGCAAGCCCCTGATTTATCTTTGCTCGTGCATTTCCAAGTGCAGATATATCACCAGATGCACCAACAACAGCGCCAGGTGTTCCAACCTGATTGTATATACCCTTACTAATGTCTCCAAGTACATCGGCCTCAATTCCTGAAACCATAACGCTTATTGCCGGTTCAATGTAATTCTGGCTGAACATATCGATATCCATTGCAAGCTCTGCACTGTTAAAACGCATATCAACGCCGTCTTGTGTTGCAACTGTTACTGTCTGACTCGTAGTCGTAACGTCCTGGACATCCATAACCCTTGACCCAGTTCGTCTGGTGAACTTATTTGGTTCTCTGATTCTCAACGTTGAGCCTATTTTACCACCGGCCTGTGCGAAAGAACTGTCGTACTGCCTGTTTATCGTGCCAAGGAATGAAATTTTCTCATGGGCGATTTCCAATGCTTCACGAGTGATTTCATCTATGGTTAAGTTTAAATTTGGCATGTGCTACTCCTTTTCATTTTTATGTTGCTTTTAATTAATGATAATGTTACTCTATCGCCTAACCCTTAAAACAGGAGTTAAGCTTATGAAAACTGTTATTGTTGACGGGAAAGTATATAAACTTTTTGACAATCTTTACCTTGTTGCAGAAGACAGTTCTGTGCTTAGAAAACTTGAACCATATGTTTGCAAAACACGTCCTGACGGATACTGTACCGCCGGCAGCAAGAGGCTTGTTCATCGCATGGTAGCAATGTGTTGGATACCAAACCCAAACGGGTTCACGCACATACACCATAAAGATGGCGACAAAACTAATAACCATGTCTCTAATCTTGAATGGCTCACCCCTAAAGCTCATATCTCCGGGAAGCATCCAAGGCCAACCGGTATTTATAATATGTCTGAAGCGGGGAAACAAAGCCTCCGCAAATACCGAACTGGAAGAAAACATTCTCCTGAAACAATCGCTAAAATTACAGAAGCAAGTCACAATCATAAAGGAGCTCCCAGAGGATGGAAAAAAGGCATGACACATACGCCGGAAACTCTGATAAAATTATCAGAAAATGCCGGTAAAACTCGGCCATGCTGCATTGATGGGATACAATATAAATCCCTCAAACAGGCAGGTGATGCCCTTAATATCCGTTCTCTAACTATACGGAAGCGATGTTTATCAAAAAACTTTTCCAATTATTCTTTCCCATTTGGCTAAAGGTTATTATCTCCTTTTTGCCACCCGCTCCCTACGGTATTTTGTATATTCCTTATCAGTCATTTCAGACGGGAGCTTATCTATGCTCGACTTAGTGCCTGAAACTGTGTTTATAGGATCAGAAGCGGACGACTCTTTTATTTTTGGTTTATTTTTAAGTTTTGTACTTATAGACCCGATTTCAATAGCAATCTGAATCGGTGACATTTTTGCAATTCGTTGCGCCTCGGCAAGGTTCGTGCCAAGAAAATAAGCAACGTCTTCCGAGTTTGATGTTTCGACAAGCGCATAGGCAACGGCTTCAGTCATTATATTGGCAGGCATTCCGCCAACTATAGAATGAAAATCGTCATACTTATCAAAGCCCTTATCCATTGTTTTTGATCGTTTTTCATCAAACTTTCCGTTTATTTCTGCTTGCTTAGACATTTCCGTTTGAATAGCCGTTTGTTCTTCACGTTTAGAATTTGTCTCAGCAATCTTCCAGTCTAACAACGCCTCAGTAAAATCTTCGCTGGTGTCAAAATTGTCGATATGAGGTTTAGCAACAGGTTCTTTTTTTGGTTGCACTTGCGCAGCCTGAATTTGGATATATGCCTGTTCAAGGTCAGCAAGTTTTCTGTCACGTTCCCTGATATCATACGTCATTCTATCAATTTTCTTTTGAAACCAAACGGGCGTGCCGTCTTTTGCTTTCTCTATGGCTGCTTTTTCTTTATCAACTACAGATACTTGCCCTTCATTTTGTTCGCCATCATCTTTAGATGTTTGGTCAGCATTAACACCATCATCGCCCTCTTGTTCCGAGGTATTTTCTATGTCTACATTTTCTTCTTCCATTACATTAACTCCTTTTGCCCGTTAAAACGGTAGTTTATTTTAGAACCCTGATAAATCTCTTTCAGGTAACATCCCAAGCTTATATAATACATCAAGCACAGCTTTTTGAATTGTCTCAGACGTATTTTCTGTGCTTTTAATCTTGCTGTTTTCCAACTCAACCTTAGCCTTTTCAACATCAAGGGCTTTACTCTCTACATCAAGCCGCTTGCCCTCTATCTCAAGTTCCTTAACAGGGTCTGCTTCAGGTGGAGGTGGAGAAAATAACTGCTGTAATTCAGCACCTATCTTATCACTGTCGTTCCAATCAAGTGCTTTAGCAATACGAGGCAATAACACAGGAGCTGCATCAGGTGTCTGCGCTAAAAACTGTGACATCATATCAGCCATTTCCATGCGCTTTGTCATATATTCCTGACCGGTATCCATTACAATATCATATTTTGCAATCGATAAATCATTTAAAACTCTTGTTCCTGTTGGACTTTTAGGGTCAAGAATGGTTTTATTTATAGACGCCCATGCAAGCGTATCGTCCTTATTGGTATATCTTACCACTCTTTCAGTATCAAAAACTATTGGAATAAGATCTAACAATATAACGCCTGTGAATCTTATCGCCCTAAATTGGTTATCGTGGAAATGGAAGTTAGCGTTATCACCCTGCTTCTGTCGGGCTGTAATAGCCCTGCCACTCGTTTCATTACCGCTTGCACCAAGGGAGGCGTCAAAAAGCCCCATGGTGGCTTTTACATCATCTGCGGCCTGCATTCCCTCTGCCAAAGCGCCAGTGTCTCTAATGCTAAACTCTTGTCTTCTCGGTAACTGCCCATCATCAAAGTTAGCAAGCAATCGCATTTTAGGCTTTCTATTAGCCTCATCCCATTGCGCCTCATGGCCATCAAACATGGCAGGAGTTCCGATAAAAGGCTGTTTCGGGGCCAGTGCTAATGTTTCAACACTGTTTGATCTTGCCCAATTATACATTCTTGCCGCATCAAAGGCGTGATACCCTGCTGATTTTATTACAGGTTCGCCCTCAATCCATGTCTCATCACCAGCGCAATAAACAACAGGGATGTACCTTCCTGACTGCTTGACAGGGGTTTCAAGGTAAGTATTACCGCCTATCTTGCACCACCACACTTCGTCAACTTCTGTTTCTCTGGTTCTTTGTATTACGGCTTTCCCCTGTTCTGTTTCTATGATACGCTCTCCACCATATTCAACAATTTCAATATCAGGGGTTAATTCTATTGTATCTTTCTGTAACGTTTCTTCGCCAGTCTCGTTTTGTACAAGGGTCGCAATAAGAGCCAGTGTTTTCTTAACCTTTTTCATATAATAATATTCAGCAATTCTTACAGTGTCCTCACCAACCCAATCCTCGCCGGTTTCTCCTTCCCCGGATTCCCAACCTTCCAGCTTTACCTTTGGGTATTGGGTTTCAAATTCGTCCCTTGGCATTGTGTCTGTTATAAACAGCCATTTTCTGTCCCGTCTATCTGCCTCTCTTGCACCAGGATCGTCATATACTGAAAAAGGATTAACTATTCTTTTAATACACAGATCTTTTTCCCAAACATCATAATCGGAAGTCTCAATAAGCACACGCCAATATCCCCACCCTGCATTAACGGCGTTCTCTATGCCATTTGCATATGCACTTTTAGCATCTGAATTTGTCTCTATCCTTTTGATTAACCCATTTATAATATCTGTTAATTGAGGATCCTGCGTATCATCCACAGGTCTTGCTTTAATGGCTGGCTTTGCCTGCCTTGCATCATTGATTATCTGTCGTGTTGACGATTGTACTTTATTAATAACCATGCATGGCCTGCCGTCCTTTTCACGTTCGGCTTTGGTGCTGGCATCCCATTGCTCACCAAGCGCAATAAAACGCAAGCTCGCTACAGCCCGTTTGCGATTCTTGGACTCCGCATCAACCGCTCTTTGAAAACGCTTTTTAGCCAGTGTTATATCTTTATCCTGCTTTTTCATTTTAAATTCCCATCCAGCCGTGTGCGGAGTTATGATAATTAAAAGTTTTTACCGCTTTTATCGGTTCAGCCACAATCTTATCAAATAAATATGTAAATGCCCAAACGTAAGCGTCCGCCCTGTTTGGGGATCTCGGCCCCAAATATCCACGTGTAGAGAACGAACACAACTCGTCTTCAAGATCATTAAAATATCCTGCATGGCGAATTTTACCTTGTTCAGCAAGAGCCGCAATAGGTTCTGCCCTTACAACCTTCCCTCGCGATGCCGTTACCTTCTTATAAGGAGTCCTTGGTCTTGCAGTCTGAATAACATGCTCAACCATAGCTCCGCCATAGTTCGCCTCGGCCACTATCGCATCGGCCTTATGCCTGTCATATGCCTGAACTGCAATTTCGCCCCAGGTTTTAGGGCTTGCCTTTACTGTTAAATCCTCAAGTAAATAACCATTCCCATCGATTCCAAGGCCAGCAACAATAATACCTATTGCATCACCGCCATCTTCTTCTTCGTCATCGCTCCCTGAAGGATCTACCGAAACAATAACCCTCTGCATGTCTGGAAGTTCTTTTAAGGTTCTCCATGTTTCAAGACCCTCTATATTCCAAAGGTAATCCCCACCTATATTTGAGAAGTTACCTTCAAGAAAACGCACCCTCTGACGTGCCGGTAATTGCATAAGGGTCGATATATAATTTTCAGGAAGGTTCTCAAGATTATCACCAGGATTCATCTGTAATGACGCAAACAAACTCTTATCAATAAGCTGTTTACTGTTTGGTTCAACATGGTCAAAGAATAACTTATATACCCAATGAGCAACAGTAGGAGGGTTGCAATCATAATACATCTTTAAACGTAAAGGCCGTTCTTCGCCATTAATATTGTAAGTTACCTTTTGAGCCAAACGAGTTAAAGCAAGGTTTCGGGATGTGTATGGTATCTGCGAACATTCATTTAGGAAGATAGTCGCATACTCCTGACCTAATATTTTCTCGGTTCGCTCCTTCTCGTCAAGCCCTCCAAACCATAGTGTAGATCCATTAGGAAATGTTGCATACCAGTCGGTTCTGTCTATGTTATAAACAACACCAGGAAAACACATTGCCATAACCTTTGGAAACGTATCAAGCCCCACAGCAGCTTTCGCCTGATTAAACCTGTAACGAAGAATGATATGCCTGCTTTGCGGAGCAGCAAGTGCTCTTATAATAATCGCCCTGACAAACTTCACTGTTTTTCCGGATCTGCTACCCCCGTACAATAAGACATGAGTCTCATCCCCGCTCAGTGTCTTATCAGCTAACTTCTGCTTTTCTGTAGGCACATAACTCATAAACACCCTGCATCATCAGGACTAATTGTTACTGTCATATCGCCTTTAAGTTTAAGCTCCTTGGCAGGCGCCCACCCCTCAAATCTCTGGTACGCAAGTTTTATAGCATTGGAATCACCAGACTTAGCCCTCTTTATAAGACTTTTGTCTATCTCAGATATACTACCCGCATACTGCCTTCGTCTTGCATCAAGAGCTTTCCATTCAATCTCAACAAGTTCAGATTTAGTAAAGCAACCGTGTATCGATATCTCATTTTTAAAACCAAGAATCTTTGTCGATAGTTGACCACGAGTTAAAGGCTTACTGTTAGGATCGGAAAGATACTCAATTAACTTCCTCTCATGTATATCCTTTGCCGTTAGTTCTTTTACAGGTTTGTCACATGTCTTTTTAGGTTTCAATCCACGCCCCCGCACAGGAGGCGACTGTTCTTCTTTGATTGGTTTCGTTTCTTTGATAAGGTTAAGAACTTTTTCGGAGATAAGCTTTGGCTTGCCCTTGTCTAAAGCCTTCTTCTTTTTTAAAGCCTTCTTCTTCTCCGCATCCCTCTTATGCTTTACCAATGCCCTAAATCGAGCAGACCTCTCTTCAAGTGTTAATTTCTTCGGTGCCATAAATCCACCCACTTACCTTTTTAAAGTTCGGCCAACGGCCATCCTGTGTAAGATAATAATCTTTTATTTTTTTTAGTGACGCTTGTGACCGCACAGTTTATGTAAAAACCCAGCTTATAAACTTAATCGCCAACACCCAAAAAGTTATACACGCAGCACCTATCGCCAGCCATACCATTACTAACCATATCATAAATGTGCTGTCAATCTCGTTCATTACACCACACTATCAACATGATCACGAAATAATCTGTTTGTATCGTATTGCGTATGCTCCCGTGTAGATAATTCGCAATCATCAAAAAAGGGGTCGTCAATTAATGATGACTTAATTTTCGACTTGGAGTGTGACTCCAGAAGCTTCTTGCAAGAACGCTTACTAAAAAAAGGATTATCAGCAGGATCTTCATATACTAAATACTCTTGCCCCCTGAATTTTCCATCCTCACGCCTTGCAGCCCGCCTGTGAATATAACCAAATTCGATCAATTCATTTAGCCCAGTGCGAGTTGCCTTTTCACCATCCATTTCACTGTGCGCTAAAAGCTCTTTAACATATAATGTCCAGTTTTCAGGCAAAGATAAAAGATACGCCAATATCCCCCGTGCCTTCCAACTTAAATTCTTATCCTGTAATATTGTTTTTTCGATAATAACATACGGCTTTTCTCTATTCAAACCCTTACGTATTATAGCTCTTACCCGCATGCCGGTTTTAGGCATGCCGGTAAGGGGGGGTTCATTAGTAATTAATGATTTAACTAACTGCTTCTTCTTTAACTTTGCCATAATTACCTTGTTTTCCTATATTAACCTATATGCGATTTTCCTATATAGGTTTTCGTAAAGTAGTAAGTACTTACTATACTAATACCCAAATCGCTGCATAACTTGATTCAATAGCTTGTAATACACAACACGCATATACTGTAAATAAGAAAATGTCAAGCTTTTATATTGTATTTTATTTTTTATTTATTTTTTTATTTCTATGACCATAATGTGTTGTATATCACAATGTAACTTTTATTTTTTTATTTCTATGACCACTTTTTGATATCACACCGAGTTTCTGGTTTCATGGGTACCCCCCCTCGAATCTATGCCATATCATGGGTGCATCATGCGCTGTGCGGTGCTGTACCAGACAACCACTTATAAATCTCATAGGTACATGATGTGCCCTATTTGCAAATGTATCTAATACAACATAGTGATCGTGCCATGTAATATCTTGTATCTAACGCTATCACGCAGGCTTACACACCAACTTCGGCTTCACCAGATGCTCAGGTATACTATGACACTGTTTCACATGCATACACATCATGCATGTATATGCATATGTATTATACATCTCTAATCATACCTGCTCTTATATTTAATTCTCAATTGTTGCATAATGCAACACACAGTTTTTTTTTGTGATCCGTCCGGATCAATCCTTTATTATTATATCCTTATCGTATATTAGAGCACAGTCGAAGACCCTTTGTTTATGGGCATTTTGGAGCGGGTTCAAAATATTGAACTTATAACTACCTGATTTTATTAGTAGGGTTCAAAATATTGAACTTTGGCATTTACCCCAATAAAGTGCTGATATAATTATGGAATACCTTCAAAAACACCTGTTTTTAGCGATATTGGGTTCAAAATATTGAACAATTCTTGCTATTCGCAGTGCGCATCTTTTAGTCCACATAAAAATATTTATATAATGATATTGGGCAGTTGCGGGATATTTTAGGGGTATGATAGGCTATGGCATAAAAGATGCACTGTATACTAATAATAATCAACCAGCCCTGGCGACGGGGCATAAAAGGGAGCATAATAAGGAGATTGAAACATGGAAAAATACTCGAAGGAATGGAAGATCAAAGCTGGGAAATGGATTCAGAAACATCACGATGCAACGAAGGGGAATATTTGGAAGATCCACTACATCGAAAATGATAATGAATATTCAACCGGGGAATATTTCAGCGCAAAAGAGGCACGAGGAGAACTGAAAAACTTCTAACACACCAGGGCGGGCTCCGGCCTGCCCAAACAAAAAGGAGATTGAAACATGACTAACACAGCCGTAAAACTTGATGGAGCACAAATTGAAAGAATCATTATTGCCGACCCGAAAGACATGGAAAAAAACCAATTTTATCAGGAGCTTTTGAGCGGAAAATTTGCGGCAATGGTGAGCGAGGCTGCGGAAGGGAAGCAGATCGCAGGATCTCAAGAGGTTTACAATATTATGAAACCTCTTATTTCTCAAACAGACGATATCGAACAGGGCTGGTTTATATTCCTGAATACAAAAAATAGAATAATAGCCATCGAAAAGTTATTCTCCGGGACGTTGACGCACTCTTTAATTTCTCCACGCCAGATTATTAAAAAAGCGCTGGAACTCAAAGCGGCTTGCATTATCATGGTGCATAACCATCCGAGCGGAGAACCGGAACCATCAGACGAAGACAAGAAAATAACGAGCCAGCTTTATATGGCGCTGAAATCTTGTGAAATATCCTTGCATGATCATATGATTATCGGGACGGCAAACAGATATTATTCTTTTGCGGATTCTGGCAGGATCCAGGCATGCAAAGATCAATATGACAGATATATAGCTGATATCTAACCATTAAAATTAAAACGGAGGGCATACCATGAAAAAAATTGAGGCAATAAAATGGATGATACTGCCTGTAGATACGCTACAATGTATGATCTGCGGTGATGTAGCGACACGGCGGGTGACGATACCATGGGAAATTTCCGAGGTGAACTTGTGTTTATGTATGGCTTGTGCATGGAAATCAGCAGAAGAGATATTAAAAGAGGTAATGAATAATGAATAACAAAGAAAAGACACTTGAGATACAGCTTGACTATTTTATAAAAGAAAACAAAAGGTTACGTAATAAGAATGACAGGTTGGAGTCTGAGAATATAGGCTTGAGGGAGATTATCGAAAGTACATCAGAAAGCCGCATAAGGATGATCAAAACAATTAACGATACGTTGAAGGAGGCGCATCCGAATGCAGGAGGCTGAAAACAAAACAAGAGAGCGATTTTATGAGCAGTTATGGGAAGCGTACGACCAGGCTTCCAAGCAAGCCAAGGACGACATCGCAAAGGACAAGGATAAATATTCGCAGGGCTATAAACGGCCTGAACCAGAAATAACGGAGGATGACGTATGAAAATAAGAAATAGGAATGACAGCAGAATTGAATACGGAAAAGTGAATGGATATTTAGTTCGCATTGATTGTCCACCTGAAAAGCCGCTTGGCCGCAGGGAACAAGTTGTAACGGTTTTTGTTATAGTTGCCGGAATTTACGGGCTATGTCTGTTTTTTTAAATAGGATATTTTTCTTGACATAGTCCCTGCAAAAGGATAAGTTTCATTTGCGATGATCATTAAAACTCAAAATAATTTAGCGCCGGATATAGGATCTTGGCTTTTCAGCCGTGTGATCATCGCAACTATGTCCGGCGCTTTTTTATTTGGGAGGTGCTGTTGATGAAGCAAAAAGTATGCTCTAATTGCGGTGAGACTAAAGATGCTACTGAATTTCATAAAAGATTATGCAGCACATCTGGTTTAAGAAGCCAGTGTAAGAAATGCGAAAAAGCGCAGGCCAAAGCCTATTATGCTGTAAATTCCGAGAAAAAAAAGGCGCAGAACAAAGCTTGGCGGGAGGCAAACCCTGAGAAAAAAAAGGCGCTGGGCAAAGCCTGGCGAGAGGCGAACCCTGAGAAAAAAAAGGCGGCGGCCAAAGCATATTGGGCTGCCAATCCCGAAAAGGTGTTTGAATGTAGTCGGAAGCGCCGCAGCACACCAAAGGGGAGGCTGAATAACAATATGTCGAATGGGATAAGAGCATCTCTTCGCAATGGTGCAAAGGCAGGGCGACACTGGGAGGCCTTGGTTAATTTTACCATTGATGAATTAAAGGCACACATCGAAAAATTATTTACGCCTGGCATGACTTGGGAGCGATTTATGAACGGTGAGATACATATCGATCACATTGTTCCTATTGCAGTCCATAACTTTACTGAACCAACCCATGAAGACTTTATAAAAGCATGGAGCCTTAAAAATCTTCAGCCGATGTGGGCTAAAGAAAACATGAGCAAGGGTATGAAACTTGCTAAACCTTTTCAGCCGTCCCTATTGTTGGGGGCGATATAAGTGCATTCTTCCTGATCCGCCATTTCTCAGTCATTGCGGCTTTCATTCCGCCCACTGTTTTTATCCCATAGGCGTCGAACAAATATTTCACCGTTCCCTTCGACAGATTGTAAATTTCAGTCATTTTGCTTTGGAGTTTTTCCTTTTCGTAACTATATTTTAATATTTCGCCAAATGTTTTAAAATCTATCCCATATATTTCCTTTGCGATAACAGCCGACGCTTTGTAATATTTATTTTCATAATGAAGCCTGCTTTTTTCTTGCTTAACGATTTTAATAGGCCGATATTCCTTGCCAACCACTGGAAGATCAAGGGCTTCCGTGCCTTCCGTGTGTTGGATGGCATCACAGTCATCATCAACACCAAGTGTTCCTGGGTCTAACTCTGCAAAATATCTCAATGCTTTGGGATCGCCTGCCAGTGCATCAACATAGCGCCACCTTGCCTCGCAGGTCATGCAAGCGTTGCTGTTTTTATTATTTCTTTCGTCTGCGTGCATACGACATGAGTATTTTACACAGGGGGATCGAGCTGTTTCAATATTAAATTCCGCCACGATATTTCACCTCTCTATTTTTTATATATTCCAAAGCGCTTGATTTTGTGTTGCAATCAGGATATCCGTGTTTAATTTCAGCTTCGTAGCGGGCTTTGGCCGCTTCTAATTTTGAGGTGAAAACGCCGTGTTTGGGTCGAATTTTTCTTTTTTAAAATACCTCTGCACTTTATATCCGTCAATCGCATCTGTCATCATATACCTACTGTTTTCTAACAACTTTCTGAATTGATTTTATATAGCTTAAGTCATATTTGCCTTCTTCCTCGGGATATAACTCAAAAAAGCCTGTCCAGAATTTACGTTTGAAATAATAAATATCAGCAGCGCTTTTTCTGGCTCTTCTGAACCCGAATGGAGATTTTAGGCACCTATCCCGTAGGTCTTCTGATGCCTCCATTTTATCAATAAAAACAGCTAATTCTTCCGGAATATCATACTCCATTTTCATTTTATCCTCCACTTTTAAGCACCCTGGTGGACGCTGAATTTAAACTACCTACACTACAACATATTCGCCAAGAAGTTCTTTGAAACAATGCTGGCACAAATCTATATGCACGTCTATTCCGTCTCGGCTATCAGCTTCCTCATTTCAGTTCGGCAATCGCCCGTTATTATTCCCTGCTTCTCAAGGTTCACGTCAGGCTCCTTCCCTATCTTAGTAATCAATTATAACGCCAGGATTATCCTTGTCGTAACTATACCATTGCCCATTTGCAAGCTGATATGGAGACGGGATCAAATGATCCATATCATCATCAAATAAAACACCATGAGCAACCAGCAGGTCACAGACTATTTGAGCAAGGTTGACCCAGTCTGCCTTGTGCCGTGTGCCTCTGACAAAATGCAGCCCGATAATATGCGGTGGCTTTTTATCGTGCAATTCATTTCGCATCGGCGCCACTGCCAAATCAAACAAGTTTGGCCTTGTTGCATAATTCACGAATGTTTTTTTTGAGACAGAATAATTCTTAACTCCCAGTTTTTGCAGGTATTTTCTCACAGTCTTGGACATGAACACGCCCTTGGCAGTTGCTACCTTGTTGTTTTTTAGGGAAGGTGTATTTCCTGCTATAAATATCTTACCCATATTATACCTCCTTTTACTGTTATAGCTTATCCAAATCACTCACAATCGACTTTCGTTTTAAACCCATACTCAGGTATAGGCCGTGTGGCGAAATCCAGAATTGAGGCATTACATCAAGCCAGACCCACACACTTTTCAGAACGGGATAGCGTCTGTTCCATCGTTCCCTTCATTTATTTTGTCGTTAAAAGCAAAATCGTTTTGCTCCTTTTGCTCCTTTTTCTGCGGCGTACTCTGCGGCTCCTTCCCGTGGCTGCCTCTCAGCTCAACCAGTATTTTCTCAAGTATCTCAATAGCGTTGTGCCTCGCTCCGAGGTTCACAGATACGGGGACCGCCTTATCGCCAGGCTTCCTATCCGCCCCCTGAGGAAAAGCCCACCTCTTATAGTTCGTCCCCTCCTTCCCTGCCTTGCCTGCTGCCAACTGGATGTTGCCTCTAAACTCTTCTAAGAATACACCTTCAAAATATTTACTGTCCGGTATTTTATAAAATATTTCCATTAATTCAATCTCCTTTACAATTTTAATTTATCACAAATTTTCTTAATCGCCTTCTCATGCTGCTCCGGGGTTAAATTTAATTCCTCAAGTTTCTTTTTCTCTTGCTCATATATATGCCATTTGCTCATGTAACATACCTCCTTTCTAAATTATAAAAATGTGTTAGCCTGGCGTTCCAACCCACAGTAACGTTTCCAGTGGGGCCGCTTCTTTGTTTAGCAATTTCAATGTTTGCCATCCCTATATTTTCAGGTAATGGGTTTAGTTCTTCTTCCCGGTGTAAAATCAAAACTATATCCGCCTCTTCTTCAATCTGGCCTGTATTTTTAAGATGGGACAACCTTGGAATTTTAGCGTCCTCTCCTTGTCTATTGATTTGTGCTAAAACAACAAGAGGTATTCGTAATTCTTTTTTTAAAGTCCCCAGAGCTTCGACAACCTCTGTAACTTCATCAAACTTTGATTTTATCCGTGTCCCTGCAATTTTTGAAAGCTGGTCAATAAAAATTATCTTACATCCATCAGTAACCATTTTCCGTGCTGTGCGCTGCACCGATGCAATAGTAGCTCCGCCAGAATCATCTACGATAACAGGCCACTGACTTCTTGATTCATTTGCAGCGACTATTTTTTTCCAATCATCCTGATATAATTCTTTCGGCGCACGTAATCGCATCGAATTGATTTTAGATTCCATTGCCAGCCAACAGGTATCAATCTCATATTCGTCCATCTCAATCGACATAACACCCACTTTTATATTTGCTTTTGCCATATTGCGTACCATCGTTAGCATAAGCGAAGTTTTGCCTATTCTTGGCCGAGCGGCTATAAAAATAAGTTTGCCGCCTTTTAGTCCGGCTGTGAGTCTGTCAATGTCAGTCAGCCCTGTGTAAATAGGCTCCTGGTAGCCTGCTGTTGCAATCTGCTCAATTTGTTTTGTGGTTCGATCAACAACATCTGGCATCTTAGAATATCTTTTTGTTCCGCCATAACCAATATTTTTAATATTTGATTCAAGGCTGCCAATAATTTCAGATGGATTCGCACCCAGCCCAACGCTTTGTTTTTGCAGGTCATACCCTAATTTTATTAATTGCCTTAAAGTAGCCTTGTTTTTTATTATTTCAGCAAACGCCCAGGCATTTATGGCAAGGGGGGTGCGTTGTACTAATTTGAGGATATATGTTGCCCCGCCTATATCGTTTAGTGCTCCATTAACTTTTAATTTATTATTCAATGTTATCGTATCGACGGGCTTCCCGGAATTAAAAAGGCTTTGAATAGCCGAATATATTAGTTGATGCGCTGTTCTATAAAAATCATCAGGCTTTAAAATGTCTATAAATTCGTAATAAACTTCGTTGTTAATCAGTATGGCCGTTAATAGCTCTTGTTCGGCATCCTCATCGTGAGGCAGTGGCATGTTAATCTGCATATGGGTCACCTGTGTACATTTTTGGTTTATGCTGAATAGTTATTTGCACATCGTCTTCCCACCCTTTGGCATTTAACCACGTAGCAGGGTGTGGTATATATTGGCCGTTCTCTTTTATCCAATCGGTGGAATTTTTAAGCTCTTTAATTTTTATAATTATATTATCCACCATCTGTTTATCAGGTTTTATTTTATTCCAAACTTTTTCAGCAGATCCTTTTGATTTCTTTTTTGGATATTCATCCCAGAATAAAACAAAAGATTTGTGCAAAGGTGTTTCTTTTTTATTATCATTATCATTATCATTATCATTATCGGTATGTTTGGTATCGGGTCGTATACGGTCGTATAGGGTCGTATCTTTTTTATTCCACCGTTTAGCAATGTGTTTAAGGTTTTTATTAGGCTTTAGGTTCTTAGGTTCTATAGTAGTTGTCTGTGATCCTTCCGTTATCATTCCGTTATCATTCCGCTTTCCTTCTGTTTCGTTCTGTAAGTTGTTGTTTTTAATAAGTCTTATCATTCCGGTATCATTCCGGCATCCTTCCGGTATCATGTCTATGATCATTCCGTTTTGATTTTGCTTTTTTTTTGTAGTTTCTGGGTATTCGACTTTAATATTCATACGCTCAAAAAACCTATAAACCTTCCCGACAGACCACCGCCATAAATTTGCATAGCCTGTAATTGTAGCCTTGTTTTTGTTGTCATAATCAAGTTGCAAACAATAAGCAGCCTCAAGCTCTGTGTATGATCTATCTTTAGGAAGACTTTTAATAAAACCCTTTGAGATAGGAACCCAGTTGCCGTATTTCACTTAATCAACTCCTTAAAACACAAATAGCCCAACGAAAAAGAGGGTGCAGCCTCGTGCTATATCTGGGAGACATAGTTTTCGTTGAGCTATTTCTATTTTAAAAAGTTGAGTTTTGAGATCTGCACTTCTCATTAAGATTATTCCTTTGTAACCACCTTACTTTATATTTTCGTGCATGTCAAGTTTTTATATAGCAAACAAAAACCGCCGCTGACCTCTACGTTATGCGTCAAAACATTGCAACTTTCCGGGTCTTTCTCTTACTAACGCTTTCTGAATAAAAAACAATCTTTTCTAAATAAGGATGTGGCGAAAAGACTACGACCGCTGACGCAAAAGGAGCCGTGCTGTTAGCCTCACCAAACGTCAAACGGCCTCTGATAAACCTAATTTGCTTCGCATATGGGAAAATATAATCATGCCAATAACTACGATCTGTTGCAGAAACAATTAGACAAACAACAATAGCTCCCTTTCTTGATTCTTCCATAGCCTTTTTCATCCAATCGCCCGTATGTCCTCCATAGGGTGGATTCATAAACACAACATCATTAAACCAGTCTTGTTTCAAGCCGTCTTGCTCCGCAGTAAAATATTTATTGCACTTATGGTTCCCATTTGAACATGGGTCAAGCGTAAACCCAAACTCTACATTAAGTTCATTAAAAAACCATTGCGGAGTTTCCCATTCGTTAGTTTTACTCGAAACCATACTTTTTATAAGTGCCATAATTCCTCCTTAAAAACAAAGTAGGGCACACCAATGCGGAGATTACGGCTCCTGCCACACGGGGTGTGTGGTCTATTGATATGCCCTACTCTATTTTTAAAAATGATTGAGTTTGAGACCGTAATTCTCATTAAGATTTTTCCTTTCCCCCACAATCGCACAATATATTGTGCATGTCAAACTTTTTCTACAGTTTTTTATCTCGATTATCAAACCTTTTTTTATTCATCATCGCAAGCAACATCAGGCAATTAGCGGCGGCATGAGCAAGATGCAGGCACTTTGAATCATCAGCCTTGTCCTCACCCATCCACCATGCTATTAAGTGCCTCAGCGTTGCGCTAAAGAGCTTAGAATAGGTTATGCCAGCTCTATAGGTATAAGGCTTTCCATATTTCACAGCGCCAAATTCAAAAACCTCGACAACATGCTCCAGCGCATCGTATGGTAAAACACTCCACTCGATTTTCCCCTCATTGGCTTTCAGGCATTCTGATGAATTGTAAAAACTTTCTTCTTCGCTCATAACACCCCCAATAATAAAGATGGCTGGAAAGCCTTTTCAAGCTTAGCGCCTTTGCTTCTATTTTTTGAAGTTTCTAATGGTTGCAAATTTTTGAGGCTCCAACACCTCTTGAAGTCTTCATCCTCTGGTTTCTCAAAGTTGAAAACCGAAATGGGGATCTTGTGATCTATTTCCCAATAGCTTGCATTGATTTCTTAACTTATGAAACTCAGTAACATCCTTGACTATTCCGCATTTGGAACACGTTTTTTGCTTCACAACAACTCCCCTTTAGAATAGAAATAGCTCAACGGCGCAGGGCGGCTGATTTCTACGTTATGCAAATAGTTGTAACTGTTTTTCATTGACTCTTTTATGCCGCCGTTTTCTTCTATCCGCTGCGTCATGTCGATTATGACAACGCTGACAAAGAGCTGCTAAGTTTAAAAGATTAGAAACTTCCGGTCGATGATCATAAATGTGGGCAACAGTCAAAATCACTTTAGAGCCTGTAATCGGATGAGGTTTATAATTTTCAGCACCACACCATTCGCATTTATTTTTAGCCCGATAATAACGGATAAATTTTGATCGTAATTTCCAATCCTTCGGATAACGGCCTTTATTTTCTGGTCTTATTGGCATATTGCATAACAAGCGGCTGGACTTGACGGCAAACAACGCCGCAAGTCAGCCTTAACGTTATATGCCTGAAAGACATTTCCAGGCAAGTTCAACTACTCTTGGATCTTGCCCGTTGCCAACACATCGTTTTCTGTCCAACCTATGGGCCACCCCATCATAATCTCCAGCAATGGCGGCCAGTCCTCCATGCGCTTCAACTTCTCGCTGTCGTTTAGCTTTTTCCACTTTCCTCCATTGTGCGACCCTCCCTGGCCGTATGCACTTGGAGTAGGCAAATATCCACATCCTTTCTCTGATGTGGCATGCTCCAACATCGGCAGACGAAAACACTCCCCATCTTGCATCATACCCCAGCGAGGAAAGGTCTCCGAGAACTGTGCCAAGCCCCCGAAAAGCAAGGTCTGGCGAGTTTTCCACGAACACGAAGCATGGTCGTACTTCGCAAATGATACGGGCGTATTCTTTCCACAGTCCAGACTTTTCACCACTTATGCCCTCCTTGTTTCCCGCGCAGCTTATGTCTTGACACGGGAACCCGCCAGAGACGACACACACTTTTCCTCTCCAGGGTTTCCCGTCGAATGTTGTAACGTCATCCCAAATTGGGAACTCTGGCAAATTTCCGTCTTTTTGCCGGGACAACAAGACACCTCTTGCGTATTCATCAATTTCAACAGCGCAGACGGTATTCCAGCGGAGTCTTTTCCCTCCCAGCAAGCCACCTCCTGCCCCTGCAAATAATGCCAACTCATTCAAAATAACCTCCGTGGCCAGGCATATAACAATCACATCAACTCGGACGCGGAAACAGCCCCGCGCCGGTTATGCGAAGCGTTATATGCCAATAGCCTGCTGTATGGCTTGGCGTCGTTCTTTATCTGTCATCCCTTGCCAAGCATAAAATTGTATGTTGTGTATATCCAATTCTCGCTGTCTTTCTTTGAAACAGTCTTCACAATATCCTTCATGTAAGCTTTCTGTGTCGTACCCACACTGTGAGCAATAAAACATGGCTAACCCCCTTGCATATAACAACGTTTATTAAGAATTTATTCCTAATATCCCACCGTCCGGTACACGTTCAAGACGAAGGGCAATCATATAAATGTCTTATCTCATTGGCCACCCTCGCAATCTCCTTCTTTCGTAAATCACCTGGCGGGACTCCCTTCAAAATACTGTATACCCAGCCCGTGGACACACCAATTTTTTTTGCAGCCTTTCCGATAGCTACAGTTCTATCGAGCCGCCCCGCTGTTTTGAAGTGTTTAATTATCTGTTTTAATTGTGCTATGGTTGCCTTTGATGTATGTTTTTTTGTTTTCATAACTTATGATATGATATTTTATATATAAAGTCAAGTCTTTTCACTATCTAAATATTATTTTTAGGTTTGTGTAAAAAAGGCTTGACATAGTTTTTCATGTACGATATGATCCGATCAAAACTTAAACAAGGGAATTAGAGATGAATTATGAATTAGTCCATAAGCTATTTGATTATGATCCTGAAACCGGAATAAAAAAACACACAGCTACCGAGTACGATATAAGCGAATCAAAGGCAATAACCTCAACAGGCAAGCGGACGCTGTAAGCCCTGTAAAGCAAAAATAGGATGCGTGCATGACCACGATCCGACGGATGCAAGAGGATAAAAGAAATAACAATAGGCTATCACCCTGGCGGCTTGTAACTAACAACCTAACCTTTAAATTGTTGAATAAGACGGTGGCGGCAGCCTGCTCTGATGCAATTGTGCAGAATGGGTGGGTTGCCTACTACCAAGAGAAAGGAGATTAAAATATGAACATGCAGAAAACGGGGGATGCTTTGCACAGATAGTAATATTATAAATTGGATAAGGACTCTGGATAGTTACGAACTTAACGACCTCGTAACCTTTGGGAAGTTAATAAAAAAGGAAGGAGTCCCGCTTCGCAAATAGAACATTATATTGGGAGGTGAATATGAAGAACAAGGCAGATAAATTTAAGGCGTTTTGGAAAAAATATTTAGAATACAGGCAGGAGGGGTTTACAGGTTTTTCTTCTGAAGGCGTTCACGTAGACAACGAATGCTTTCGAGAATTCGTTCCTGCTACAGCACAAATTGAAAATGAAATAACGGGGCACTATATCGAAAGGACAGCCACACTTAGCAACGGTCTTGTTGTTTTTGCATTATTCCCCATCGAAAATTATGTAAACATAAACGAGTTAGGGAATAAATTTTAATGTCCAGACATTATAAATATAAAGACAAACAGCTTCCTTCAGTCACAACTATTATCTCCGATTGCCTTGACAAATCGGCAGCTTTGACGCAATGGGCTTCTAACTGTACTATTGAGTGGATAAGAGAGAACTGCACACAAGCCTACCGTGAGAATACACTCACTGATACAACAGAAACTATATATCAAGTCTATGAAGAAGACTTAAACAACGCAAGAATGAACTTTAGGGATATATCCAAAACAGCCCTTGACGTGGGCTCAGAGGTCCATGCTGCCATTGAGGACTATTTCCTGACTGGTAACATACAGGAACTTGAAGGACAGGCTATGGTTGCGTTTAACTCCTTCCTGGAGTTTAAAGATAAGCACAATATGGTTCCTGATCCAGATGGGATAGAACAAAAGATATATTCAGATTATTGGGCGGGCACGTTGGATTATAAAGGCTTATTCGATGGTAAACTATACACCATTGATTTTAAGTCCTCCAAAGCAATTTACATGGACTCTATGGGGCCTCAAATTGCAGCGTATCATTCATTAACAAACGCAGAATGCTCTGGTATTCTAAGGCTCGACAAGGATACTGGCTTGCCGGAGTTTAAAATAACAACGGAATATTATGAAAGGGATTTAAAAATATTTAACAATATGGTGGCACTTTACTTTTCACGGCATCCACGTATAGCAAAAGCAGCAGGGTGGGAGGAATAATTATGGACGATGTAAAAAAGGGCTTAGAATTATTAAGAGAACCATTTCCAGCACATCAAATAGGAAGTTTACCAAAACCAACAAAAGAGCAAACAGAGATTGTTAAAAAAGATTATAAGACAGGCATTAGGTGTGATATTTGCAAGGGCTGGCATCACCCTAAAGTGGTACATCTTGACTATGTAGGACATGCAGCACTTACAGACAGATTGCTTGACGCTGATCCTCTCTGGACATGGGAACCGTTTGCAATAGGGGGGGACGGTTTACCAGTTTTTGATAAAACAGGAGGTTTATGGATTAAACTTACAGTTTGCGGGCATACAAGGAATGGTTATGGCCATGCCCCTGAATCTTCATTTAAAGAGATCGGAAGTAGAGAAAAAGAAGTTATAGGTGATGCCATACGCAATGCAGCTATGAGATTTGGAGCAGCATTAGATTTGTGGCATAAAGGGGATTTACATGGTGCTGATATTGAAAAAGAACCACCTGCACCTGTACCGCCAGAAGAAAAAGTATTTATAGATGGGATAGACAGAATAGAAAACCAGATCCATTGTAATAATTGGTATATAAAGCATTGTAAGGATGTGGCAAGCCTGCCAGCGCCGCTTGCTTCAAGGGTCGCTAACCATTATCTGGCTCGTATAAAAATAAAAGGTTTAAAGGATAATAGAGAAGAACTAAAGAAAAAAATGGCTGCCTAGGAGTTCATTGGTATAAGCAAAGTAAAAAATGGCGGGTGGATGTACAAGATAAAAACCACAAGAAAATTTATAAGGGAACGATATTGACGGAATGGACATTAAAGAAAGCCTTAACAAGTTAATTGCTCAATGATATGCTTATTCTTGGGGTGATGAAGAGGTTGACTCCGATATTGTCCTGTCTTTATAACGCTGGGTTGTGCGCCTTTTTGAAGAAGAGATGAAAAATAAAGTAGATTACTCACAATATGAATGCCCTTATTCTCACCTTGAAAAAGACTGTGGCCATGAATTGAAAGGCCCAGAGGGTTATGAGAATACATACGGTGTGTGGTGCGAGTGCGGGTTTAGGGGGCCAGTATTTTATCTTGAGCCTGAAGAACTCGGACTCAAGGTGAAGTCGCATAACATAGAAGTCAGCCGCCGTCCTTTTGGATGGCTGGACTGACTGGTTAAATTTCGGAGGTGGTATATGAATACAGATGCGGGATATGGATGGGCTTCTTTGAGTCAATGGGATTTTCCTCCGGCTGATGCTCACGTCGAACATAAAACCGTTGAGACGGCATTGAGCAAAGGAATTTGTCGGCTCATGCTGGTAAACCGTGTTGACCAAGGCGAAGGATTCCTTCGTTGCGAATACGTAAAAAAGCATACCGTTACTCCTGAAATATTGGAATTGGCGGGAGAAAGATAATGATTGAACTAAGCGGCGGCAAAAAGGAGATGAAATAATGAACAATAATCAGAATAAAGTAGACAATTGTGAACCAAAATCGGATGGCTGTAAGCCGTCCGTCTTGAGTGATTTGTTATATGGCATAGTTCAGTGGATTAACTCACATCCTATTCTGGACGGAATGAAATATTTTGCAACAAAAGAACAGGCGTTGATATATGCCGAAAAAATGAGTAGCGGTAAAGTTCCAGCTGGGGTTACAGTCAACTACACGATTATCAGATTAGAGCAAGCCATATAACGACTAAGTCGCCGGCTCGCCAGCCTTACCGGCGAGTCCGCGTGGACTGCCGGTTAATTCTAACGTTATGTGAGTATAGAATTTAAGGTTAAAAAGACAAAGGGGCTAAATGATAAAATCTACCGAAAAAGACTCCATTTTCAGGAACAACATTGGACGAGGATTAACAGCAAAAATTCTTACACTTAATGAAGATGAAAGTAAAATCATCTATGCTTGTTCTAGACAATATTCTACTTCTTTTAAAAATCCAGAAGAAACTGTACGAGCATCTTATTTCGTTGAACTTATTTTGGACTATCAATATCCAAAAGAGAAAATTGACATTGAGGTAAAGGTTGAAAGAAGAACACCAGACGACAGAGCAGACATTGTTGTTTATGAGGACGAAGAACTTAAAACGCCTTATTTAGTTATTGAAACAAAGCGTGATGGGATTACCGATGCGGAATTTGATCAAGCCATTGAGCAAGCTTTTGGGAATGCTAATAGCAAAAGAGCTAAGTATGCTGTCGTTGTTGCGGGGAACACAAAGACGGCTTTTAACGTTGCAGGGTTCAAGCCAAGCGAGAGAGAAAAAAATGTAATTGCTGACATCCCAATAAAATTCGGCAAAGCACCTAAATATAAATTCATCAAAGGCGATAAACAAAGAGACTTGAAAAGTGTTTCACGGCAAGAATTGATATCCGCACTCTCAAAATGTAACGATACTATTTGGCAAGGTGGCAAATTAGCGCCCACAACTGCTTTTGATGAAGTATCTAAGCTTTTATTTTGTAAATTAAAAGACGAAAAAACAACGCCAAACGGTAAATATTACGCCTTCCAAATTGGTACAAACGAAACACCAGAAGAGATATTTAAGCGAATAAATGATATATACCAAGCGTCTAAAAAGGGGAATGGTGAAGTATTTAATGAAGAAATAAAACTTGCCCCTAAAATAATTTATTCAGCAGTTGAACATTTACAAGAAATTTCAATTAATAAAACAGATTTAGACGCAAAAGGAATTGCCTTTGAAAAGTTTATGGAGGATTTTTTTAAAGGTAAAATGGGACAATTCTTTACGCCGAGAAATGTAATAAAATTTATGGTAGAAATGTTAGACATTAAATATTCTGATAAATTATTAGACCCTGCTTGCGGTAGTGGTGGTTTCCTATTGAACTCAATGGATAATATTAGAAATTTTGCGGAAGCTAATTATGATCCAATTGAAGCATATACTATTTGGCATACCTTCGCTAAGGATAATCTTTTTGGTATAGAAATAAACGACCAAATTGCGAGGGTTTGCAAAATGAATATGATTATCCACGATGACGGCCATACTAATATAATTTCATTTGATAGTTTAGAAAAGTTTCCAAAAATTAAAAAACACCATAAAAAATTTATAGCTAACTCATTCGATTATATTTTAACTAACCCGCCATTTGGAGCAACTATAAAATCAACAGAAAAAGAGGAAAATTTTGTTGAGCAATTTGAATTGGGAGCAAAAATCAAAAAGAGGAAAAATCAGAAAACGGAAATTCTATTTATAGAAAGATGTATCGATTTTCTCAAAGAAGGTACAGGTATAATGGGGATTGTTTTGCCAGATAGTATTGTAATCAATTCCTCATTGCAATATGTTCGAGAATATATTTTAAATAAAACACAGTTGTTAGCTGTTGTTTCTTTACCTGATTTTACTTTCGCCCATTACGGAGCAAATGTTAAATCTTCATTACTTTTTATAAGGAAATTGGGCAAAAAGGAAGTGCCTAAAAATAATTATTTGATCTATATGGCTATAGCCGAAAAAATTGGGTATACAGCAACAGGGAAAGATGACTTAATTAATGATTTTGATGTTATTTTAGAACATTATAAAAGATTTAAAAAATCCACGAATAGTTTTTATCCATTACAAGACTATTCTAAAAAGATATTCGTTGTAAAATCAAATGAACTAAAAGGGAAACGAATTGACCCTAAAGGATATTCACCTTTGTTCAAAAGTATTAAGGCTAATATTAAAAATAAATACATTGAAAAGTTCAAACTTCAAGAGTGCGTTTTATGTTCATTGTCAGGTGAGTGGGGCTTAGACCCAAATACAGAAAATATATCCGATGACTACAAGTTATGTTATGTTTTAAGAAATACAAACTTTGATAATGATTTTAATTTAGACCTGTCAGATATAGCATTGAGATATATCCCAAAAAAGAAAATAAATAAGTTAAAATTAAAACAAAACGAGATATTAATTGAAAAATCAGGTGGTAGTCCTGTTCAACCCGTGGGGAGGGTTGCAATAATTCAAGAATTACCAATAGATAAGCCGGTAATATTTTCTAATTTCCTGCAAAAAATAGTAATAAATGAAAACATTGTAAGTTCAAAATATATTTATTCTTACCTAAAAACATTATATTATTTAGGATATATGGAGTTTATTCAGAACCAAACAACAGGAATTAAAAATCTATTGAATGAAGAGTTTTTTAATATTGATATATGTATTCATACTAAAAAAGAACAAGAAAGAATATCAAACAAATATATGGAGGAGATTGAAGGTGCCAAAAAAGATATTCAACAAGCTTATTCCAATTTATATAAATCACGAGAGGATGCTAAAAGTGAGATTTTTAGTTAAAGATAAAATCACATAACGAATCGTTCAAGCGGACGGCAAAAAGCGCCGCAGCTTAACTCAACGTTGCAGGTACTGGTATATCTTTCTTGATATCGTCAGTGCTTTCGTAATCGCTATATAAAGGCTTACCGTTTTTGTCTTTTGCAGTGCATTCTTCTTTGCTGTAACAAACAAACGCAGTGCAAAAGTTATTTTCTTCGTATTCGCAAGTTTTTACTGTCTTGTTGTTAATTCTTTCCCCAAAATTTAAGTTTAGAAACTTCGCCATAAACAAAGGTTGCAATGCACCAAGTATGCGCTCTAAAAGAATGCCCCTCACTCCAAAGAATATCAGAAAGAATTCTTGAAGCCTTAAAATTAGAACACTTTGTTCCGTCTTCAAATTTTTCAGTTGCTTTCAATTTATCATGAACCCACCAAGAGATTGAATTCTTAATATCAATAGCTCCGGTAGCGCCATCTGATGGATAACCTTTTTCAACTATAACCCATTTGCCGTATCGTTCAGACCAGTAAACAATTTTCTTAGGGTTTATATATTTAATTCTCAATCAATCCCTCACATCTAATATCATACGCAGCATCTTTGCGGCGGCAACTGTTTTAGGATCCCCTGCGCTTTCAGCAACATCAAGGATTATATCTTCAATCTTTTTGAACTCGGCGCTTGTGACCTTTGCTCTGATTTCTTTAAGAATTATTGCCAATAGTTTTATTTTCATTTTTCACCGTAGCTGTAGTGATTGCCGTCCGAATTTTTAAATCTACCTCCCCACGAACATAAAGGATCGAGGCTTTCCCAATATTCGCCAAGCGGTTTGTGATCTTCAGTATGATAAAGATATTTGCCGTCTTTAAAAAGGTTAAGATCTATCGCCAGACGTTTATAATGAAATGAATCTTTCTTATGGCCTTCCCTTGCCCATGCATCGCCAAATGTGATTTCAAACCCATGGTCATATGCAAACTTTAGAAGTGAAGCCACAAGAATAACAAACTTTGATTGTTTTTGTCTTAGTGTTATTGTAATCACCATTTATCATATTGCCGATGTCGGCAAAGGGATATTCACTGTTTAATAGCTTCCTTAACCGCCTTATACACTATATCGGGTAATTGTTTTTGCTGGGATTGTATTTCACAAATCTTTTCGTTTGTATTAATGATATCTTTTCTATATTCAATAATTGCCATTTTGTTTGCTGCACTTTTTTCTTCTAATTCTTTTTTCCAATCATGATTTACTGAAAAAGAATAAAGAGCGATCGGGACGAAAAGAGTTAAAACACCAAAAACAACAACCCATAGTTCCCACCGCTTAACTTTTTTTGATATGCAGGCCGTTATTTTTTTCATATCTTCTTTCAGTTCGTGCAAATTAGAATGACATTCGGCATCAGGGCAGGTCATATTTAACTCTCCAGTTCAATTTTAAATTCTCACCAAGTGGAAATCCTTTATTCATCTATATTGCCGACTACGGCTTCACCAGAGCCACCAGGAGGCACGATCTTTTGAAACCCATAGTCAGGCATGGGCTAATTTATTCCACAATCACTGTTATAGAAATATCACTGCCATTAGGTGGAGGATCTATAATTACTTCAGGTGATCTTGATCCTTCCTGCCCAGCAGTATCAACGGGGATAGCGTAAAAAGAAGCTTTACCATTCATAGTATCAACTGTCCCTGTCCAAACCCAGGGAGTAACTGTTGTATCAAGGATAGTTAGTGGTTCAGTATCCTGATTCTGGAATAACTTAATTTTAGTTAAGTCTCTTTCAATGTTTGTTTTTGTAACTTTAAGCGTTACGGTCTGCTGCGCAAAAGAAATACTTATATGCACAACAAGAATCAGCATTAAAATTTCTGTAATTATTTTTTTAAGTTTCACCTATCCATCTCCTCAAGTATGTCTCGCATGGTTTTTTCTTTCTTAACTATTGCTCTTACGGCTTCTCCCATTAAACCTTGTTTGTCGCTTGCATAATTTGTTAGTTGCTCTTTTCTTTCTGCTCCAACAGGTTTTGGTGCGGCTGGTGCTGGGTTGTTTGGATTCGGTTTAATTGGATACATTCTACTCGTTGCCATTTTTTTTCTCCTTGTTTATTTCAGTTGACTTGCTTTTGATCTTTTACTTTCACTTTTGTTAGCGCCTTTGCCGAACCACCAATAATACAACTTGCCGCCAACAGGAATAGAGTTAACACTTTCTAATCCTTTATCATCTCCAGCCGTTGTTATATCTTTTGTAACAGCATCAATGACTTTCATAGGCGGAAGTATCTGTTTTAATAATGCAGATCCAACACCTTCTTCTCTTGCCTTCCATGTAACCCATTTAGATATTCCAAAAAGTCTTAAAATATTATCAGTAACCTTATCATTTAGATCAATAGGTCTGTTTAAAATTAAATCCTTTATAACATCTGCCGAAGCGTTTGCCGCTGCAAATATGGAAGCTAACTTAACAAGATTTTTAATACCTTCTGCACGAGTCCCTTTTTGTTTAATCTTTTGAAAAGCTTCTCTCCTGAATACATCGAACTGTTTTAGCTGGAAAGTTTTAAGCATATAAAAAATTCTACCGTTTCCAGCAGTTAAGTATTTTTGTGTCATTTCGGATAAAGCAATGGGTTGAAAGTCTGCAAGAGTATTAAAGGCGTATAGTTTTACATTCTCTGTTGTCTTGCCTTCTGCTAAATCACGAATTAAAGCATCTGTTTCACCCTCGAATACAGGTTCAAGCTCTTTTCTTAATTTAACAACCCTTTTAGGAGATTTTGCCATAGACCTCGCTTTGCTTATAGTCGAATTTATCAAGGCTTCTTTACCAATAAAATCTATTTTCTCAAGGCCAGTCATTTTAAAAACTGCGTTTACAGCCTTTGAACTTTTAGATGGGTCTGAAAACTCTTGTGCTATTCTTGTTATGCCAAGAGATTTTGGAGTGATTGCCGATTTACCTGCAATAGATTTTACAACAGCTTCGGTTGTTCTTATAAGGCCGTTCTTATATATTGACCATGCTAAGTCTCCTATCTGTGTTATAGCTGATATAGGTGATCCCATTGTATCTATATATGAAAGATTTTTATATGTTGTAAACCCTCCCCTTGTTCCAGCTTCGTTAAACCTTGCAGAATATATATCACGAAGAACAGCCTCTTCTTTTCTGCCTACACCAAGAGACTTGCCTATATCTATGGCTTTTGAACCTGGCGCTCCCTCAAGGTTAAGAATGTTTACACCAATAGAATCAGACCCACCCCCAAAAAACCTTCGTATTGCAATAGCCTCATTAACATTATGTATATATTCAACAAGAGACGAATCAGAATCTTTATAAAACTTGTTTATTTCAGGCCAGATATTCTTAATCTTACGTTCTTTAGATTGTCCAGGGGTTATTCTTGAACTTACATTAAAGTTGCGTCCCTTTAAAAATTCATTTATAACCTGTGCTTTTTGTTCAGGATTAAGTAAAAGAACTCCAAGCTGTTTTTCCTTTTCAGCAAATGCCTTTTCAATCATAGGCCAGTCTTTTGTTCCATGAAAATAATCATAAAGACCATCATAATCCTTAACACTTCTTGGATTATAGTCTTTTATATACCCCATTTCAAGACCAGCATCTTTTGCCCTTGCATGTAAATCATCAAGGACTTGTCTTTTAGCATTTTCCTCTGCCTGCATACCATATTTATTGACATAGCTTTGTATTGTAGATGTATCACTATTCTTCCTTGCTATATCAAGTGCCGCCTTATCACTTACCGACATTTTTTTTGTCTTTTTTAATAAAGGCAATACAGACTCAGTATCAGACGCTTTTTGACTCCCAAGTTTGTATTCAAACTTTCTCACATGATTTTTTAATTTTGGATTTATATTGCCAAGTCTGGTTGAAATAGCGCCCATATATTCGTCAATAACTTTTAATTTTCCAATAACAGATTTTCTTGCTTCTGGTGAAACTCCTGTTAAGTCTGGCGGCTTTACCTTCCCAATCCTTGCACCTCTATCTATTGTGTTTATATTTAATAATATTTTAGATATTGTTGAAGGGTCTGCCCCTGCCTTCTCCATGTATTTCTTTACTGTTAATCCTGCCTTCTTTGCGTCCTCTTTTATTCTTGAGGCTGCTGCTATTTGATTTTCAGTTAAGGCACTACCCTTTAATGATACCTCCCCCTTTTTACCAACTGCTGTATTGATATCTTTTAATATGTCGCCTACGCCTCTTAGCTCAGATTTAGGTTGAGAAAAAGCTTTTATTGTCTCTTGAATCTTCTTTGTTAAAGCTTCAGGGGAAAAGTCCCTTATCGCGATCGTAGCTCCTTTAGCAGGACCGTCCATAATATTATATAGATCTGTCGATGGGATTTTACCGAATCCCTCTTGAGTGCCCTGAAACTTAATTGATACCCCTGTATTTTTAGCTGCTGCCATTACAGCCTTCATTTGCGATTCTTCCAAAGTAATATTTTTTGTCTCTTTGGCAAACGTCTTAGGTATTTTCGGGATCTCACTCTTTACGCCCTTTTTAGGCTGCAACCATGACCGTTCTCGTTTCTCAACCTCAGACGCATATTTTATAGCTCCTTCCGCTTCCTCTGCTGCAAGTTGTTCTTTTAATCCTTGCGCTGAATCAGTACCAAGGCTTTTATTTATCTTCCATGATACTGAATCAACAAACTCTTGAGCAGTTTTGTTAAGAACTTTATTGCCAGCCGCTTCTTCGCCTTTGCCACCTATCTTTTTTAAGTGCGCCTGATACTTTGAAAAATCATCAGCGTATTGGATTATAGGTGATTCCAACTCCTTAGCATCATTCAATATAATTTTTAAAGCTTCTTTTCTTGGTATTTCATGTGCTTTAGCAAGGCGATTAATACCCATTGCAAATTTTCCTGTGAGACCAGCCATGCTTAAAACACCTTCTATCCCTGCCCATAAAGCACCCTCAGTTGCCACTTCTTTTGGAGTAGGTAGTTCACCTTCTTTTATAAGATTCTCAACAGTTCCAAGCGCAGCGCCTCCAACTCCCCACCCTATCATTTTATGGAAAGCTTTTACCTCTTTGCTTTTTGATAATAGTTTTACAATTGGGGTTACAATTACTTTCCCTGTCGCTGAAATAGGAACTGCCATACCTGTTAATTCTGCTGTTGTTTCAAGCCATGGCCTTAAAACCTTTTCTGATTTTTCTATCTTTACACCAGTCATTTTTTCCGCAAGATATGTGCCAAGTTCCCCTGCCTTATCAGATAGCCCAAGCGTTGCTCCTGATAAAACCCTTTCTTTTAATTCATCAAGCCCTTTCGGAATATCTGCAATGGCCTTGCCAGCAGCCCATATATTCGGATGTTTAACTTCAAAAGAATCTTCCGGTTTAGCTTCTGTCTGTTTTTGTGCCATAACATTAATTGGTTCTCTGCTATCTTCTATTGGCACTTCAACAACAGGCTCTTGTTTATTATTAACCATCTTTAAAACATTTATGGGTTCTGTTCTTGTTTCCTGGCCGTTAGCCTCACTATCAGAATATAGTTCTGGTTGCTGTATGTTTTCGTCTAACTGCTCCATGCGTAATATATTAATAGGCATGATTATTCTATAGCTCCTATTTGTTTCAGAACCTCAAAAACTGTAAGCCCTTCTTGCTCTGCTGTAAAAGTAACGTCTTCTGCTGTTAATTGTGTCCCATTTATAACAGGCAATACTATTTTTTCAGTAGAAGGTTTTTTATTAATACCCAAACCAAGCGTTCCTTTACCAAGTGGAACCTTTTCCCCTTCATTCCAAATATACATATAAGGTTTCTTTGAATATGTATTAAAAAACTCGGTTTGCCCTTTTAACTGTACTTTAGACTTGTTTTCAGGGTTTAATATTTTAGTTTCAGCATCAACAGCAAGCTTCATTCTTTGTCTTTTTTCTGTTTCAGTAGGTTGTTTATTAGCAGTCCCTCCTTGCTTTAAATCATGTTTATATCTTTCAAAAGCCTTTTTATCTTCTAAAGATTCACCAGTCGTCTTTTTACCACCAAAGAAGTTGCCCATATATTCTTTGAATTGGTCTGGTTGCATTTGTTTTGCTTGTTCAGGAGTAGCGACTCCTGGTAGCTCCACCCCGTTTTCTTTTGCAAAAAGAAGATAATCGTCATAATTATCCTGGGTTACGGCATTAGAGTAGCCCTTCCATTGCTCTATAAATGCTTTCTTTTTCTCAACTTTCTGCTCTTCAAAGTCTTTCTCTTCTGCTCTCACAGCTTTTTGGGCAAGGGCGTTTGTATTGGATTCCTCCTGTTGCTGCGCTTTATACAAAGCGTTCCGTTCTACGTTCTCTTTCGTGCGGGCGACTTCCTCTTTATCTCTGCGTTCTCTATCTTTTTCTTGAACAGATTTTTCTTTTTTACCACCACCGCCACCACGCATACCTCCGCCTTTACTTGGAGGATTAAAAGCAAGATTTGCGCTTAAACCTTTTACCATAGCGTTTGTGTAATCGGGTTGAGCTATATAGGGTTGTACCATTATAAACCTCCTTTAAAATTGCCTGCCAGCCTTCCATGCAGCGTAACCGTAGTCCCTATCACTAGCAGCGGCCTGTTGCGCTGCCATAATATTCGCAGCATTAGTTACGCCTGAAGCCTGAGACTCCCCTTTGTATTGTTGAGCCTGACCCATCATACCAGCCTGCTGTAAACCAAACTGCGCCTTTTGGCCTGCAACCTGAAAGCCTTGCTGGGCTGTTTCAGAAGCAGCCTGCATCCCTTGCTGAGACATTTCCTGATGCGGGGTTAATGACTTATAATACCTGTTTAAAAAGTTGTCATAATCCTGTGTTGCGTAATCCTGACCAAACCGTGCAGCAGCCTTCATTGTTGCGCCACTTAAAACATTACCATGTTGAGAAGCTCTGTTACTAATGGCAGCTTGCCCTTCGTCAAGACGAGCCTGATATCCTGGACTTTTCTCAAATTCACCCGGCCCTGCGGCTATTTTTGATTGAAGCTGCCCTAAAGCATCTACTCCAGCCTGTCTCCATGGAGCAAGATCAGCCCTTCCCTGTTCGCCACTCTTGTCGAATGCGGCCATGCCTGCTTCTTTTGCTTTGGCATATTCTGCCATCATTGCATTAGCGGCATTTACCTGATGTGTTACCGCACCAGTAGAAGCAGGGTTTTTCTTTTGCCATCTCCTTAAAGCTTTGCCTCTTAACCATGAAGGCGCACCAGTCCCCCCAGTATTAAAAGCGGCAGCCTGCTTTTCGGCAGATTGACGACTTTCGGCAGACAATCTGTTTCTTTCAGATGTTGCATACCTCTGAGCTTCTTGTTTTCTAACTCCAAGATCATTTTCTTGTCGCATTGCACTAAGAAGTCCTCCGGGGCTATAAATCCCCTTAGGCGTATTTTGCAAGTAAGAAAGCTGTTTCTCTTCTTTATCAGACAACCCCTGTGGCGGCGGCTGCATAGAGTTTGAATAATAACCCATTATATCACCTCATACCCTGAAATTCGGCAGCCGATTTTCGCCGTTACCGAAGCCAACATTGATATAAACCCACCTGTTTCAAGCTCATGGTTTTCCATATCAGAGCATGACCATGTTTCACCGGCGGCCAACGATTTCGTTTTCGCTATCCTGTTGGCATACCCTGCTGTGCCACCGGAAGCAACAAGGTTGATTGTTACGGTAACGACTCCTGCATCATCGTTTGTAAATGTAGCCTTCTTAATTATACCCCTTGTACCGGCAGGAACTGTGTAATACGTGGCAGCCGCATCAGTTAAATTAACTCCGTTTACCATTGATTTTGGAATATACATGGTTTTACTCCTTCAATTTGTTTTCTGCTTCTTCGTTTTTTTGTTTTCCAGTTTTCAAAAGGTCTGAGTTTTCTTTTTTCAGGTCAGCAATTATTTTCAGTTTATCTGCAACAGGCGTATTCTTGCTTCCTCTTCCTGACTGCTCCACAATATAGTCAACACACTGTCTGGACTTATTTTGAAATGCATTGGTGATCCATTCAGTAACGTCAAGCATGTCTGTTGCCATAGCATCAAATTCAGGCACTGACATTAAAACTTCCCTTAAAACTGTTCCTGCATCATCTTTGAATGTTATTTTCATTTTATACTCCTTTTTAACTTAATCTGTGGACTGAAAAAAAATTAAAACCATCGTCAGCATATGTATTTACAGCAGCTCCCTGATTATGATAAACTCTTACGTCTATATAATCATTAGCAGCGAGATATATTATATCAGTGCCTAATGTTTGCCTATAGGCAGTTACTGCTACGTCTGCTGCATTTCGGAATAATTTATTACGGACTGTTCCATTTTTATATAATGATATTTGCCAGAGTTCTATCGCATCCCACGCCACGCTTGCGCTCAGAAGCGAAGCCGAAACAGAATGATATCCTGATTCTATTGCTGTAAATCTATAATTAGTTGCGTTATCGTACTCATTAAGGTTGTCGAAAGTTTCTGTATCATATTGAACTATTGTCCATGTAATATTGGGAATAGATTGAGCCGTTGCCCTTGTTGCCCTCATTCTCGATGCGCCGCTAATTTTAAGCTGGCCCCCGATGCCGACATTGCCTGTAAAAGTGGGAGAGTCAAGTCCCGCTAAAGTTATATCTTTATCAGGAACAGTCAGCACCCTTGTAGTCGAAGCTGTTAATCCATCAACCTCAAATCTTACTATTTTCGTTGCATCTGCACTGCCTTTTGCTATGCCGGTTGTGTCTACTACTGGAAGGGTACTCCCCCCACCTGCTCCAGTCGTTTCAATCCAAACGGCGGCACCGTCAGTATTGTCAAGGCAGACGTATTCTTTATCGTTGGTTATATCAAACCATCGTGAGCCTACCGTATAACCAAGTGTTACATCATCGGTTGCAGCAGCGGGAGCGGCAGTCCCATCAAGTTTTACTTTCAGGTTTTCTACATTACCCAACCCGACATCGGCTTTAACTAAAGCTAAATCAGCCTTAACCGTAGCAACTGGAACATCCTCTGAATTTCCTGTAGCTGCTGTGGTGCGCCCCTTATAGGTTTTCGTTGCCATTTGGGCTGCCTTGGCATTTGTCACGGCATTGGCGGCGATGGTCTGTGCACCATCTGCTACAGAAGTAACATCCCCGCTATGATTTGGGTGTGAATAATTGTTAGCCCCATCTGCTACGTTTAAAAGAGATAATACCGTTGCTTTTGATAAGACCTCCGGCACCCCAATTGCGGCTGTGTTCCGTCCTAAAAGAGAGGCGGTTGCCATATCGGCCATCTTAACTAAAGTAACAGCCTTGTCTGTAATGGTAGTTGCTCCATCTGCTACACTGGTAACATCTCCACTGTGGTTTGGATGAACATATTTATTATAAAGCGTATCAAAGTAAGCTTTAAGCGTTGCTTTTATATTCGCCCATGTAAGTTCTTTTAAGGCATTAGCCGCAGCACTGTCTATAAGCCCCACTGAATCGGCATCAACTGGAGTAGCTTTATCTGCAACGCCCACAATCGAAGACGCTATATTTACAGCATCCGTAACATCTGCGAGGGCTTCTATTCCATCGAGTTTTGCCTTATCCGTTCCGCTCATTAACCCCGAATTGCCGGAAGCAACTGCATTCGTTATTATATCTGTTCCGCCGGTTACATGCGTTGTTGCATGGTTTGACACCCCGCTTTTTTCAGAAAATAAAAGTTGTATTCCAAGCTCTTCTATCTTAGAAGATAAATCTTTTGAGGGTGTATCTGAAATAGACTTTATTTCAAGTTCTTCCACCCTTTTCGTAAGATCCGGCGAGATGTTATTATCAAATAATAATTTTCTTTCAATTTCTTCAATTCTTTTAGAAACTTCACTGTTAGACCCTGCGCCGCCCTGAGAATCGGACACAAATGACATAACGGTTTCAAGCGAATTCGTCTTGTTTATCTGTTCGTGCATCTTCATAAAAAACCGATGCCAGATAGTAGAAAAATATCCTGACTCATCTATCGGTTTCTGTGACTGTGGCGGAACACCAATTGACTGCATGTTAGAACCTGCATTCTTTTAAATCTGCGTAAGAACCTGTTATAACCGTCTTGACAGGCTCTTCTATGGTTAACTCATATATTCTATTGCGGGACATACCGAGACGTCTCCAGATGGCTCTTGTTTCGTGCTCGCCATATTTTCCCATACTAATAGATATGCCACTGCTCCATGTATTGCCTTCGTCATCAGACCACTTTAACTTTGCCTGCGGGTCATAGCCAGCTACACCCGATGCAACATTAAGTCCTACACCATGTTCAAAATCAACCTCAACTTTATCATGTATTACATTAACACGTTCTTTGTTAATAATCTGTGTGCGTCTGGTGCGTTTTATTGCCAGGCCATCATCCGTGTATGTATCCATGTCAAGCTGATAAATCTTCCCATTGGCATAGTCGCCTACATATTGCTTGCCATTAAACAGAACACTACCACTGCTGGTGTTACCTTTATGGCGGCTTGGTTTCCAAACTAAAGCCATAGTATGGTTTTGGCCAGTGACTATTTTATTAAAAATATAGTCCACAGGTATTTGTGTAAACCCATACACCTGCGCTGCTTCGTTCCATATTGGACTTTCTATTGTGCCTCCGCCTGCTTCCCCATAACCATTTGAACCTGCCGCAAATAAGTTACTGTCAGCTATTGCAAGAGAGGTTGCAAAGTTGAAACTTAACGCTGTGAATGTCTTACCTGCCGCATCAGCACCGGTAACCTGGGTAAAAGCTGTTAATGCGGTATTATTATCATCAAAACCTATTGAGTTTGGGCGTGCCCCACACCCCCATAATGTCCCGTCTGTTTTCCTGACTATACTATTCTGATTACCAATATAAGCCTCAGCAACTCCGGTCATATTTGGGACTGCTGTAAACGCTGCTTTATCAACACCTCCAAACCCAATTCGATAGTTTGCATCAGACCCAGCCCCGTACAGAACCCCTGCCGTGGTTACAGCAAGGGAACTCGATGTAGCATTGCCAATATCAATTCTTACTTGAGACCAGTCTGTTCTAAGCGTTGTTTCCTGTGTAAGTACTTTATAATATCCACCGTTTCCTGCTGCTCCATAGGTATTAAGCCCACAACTCCACATAGTGCCGTTCGCTCTTATAGCAGCAGTTTCGTAAGTCCCAGCCCCTCCGCTAACCCACGAATTGTTACTTACAAGAGTTGGAACGTTCCTGTCTGTGCCCTCCCCGAAATCACCAAGACCAAGTTGCCCTCTCTCGTTCCATCCCCATGCGTATAAACTCCCATCCGTTTTTATAGCAAAAGAGTTCCAGCTACCACAAAAGACATAAACCCAATCTGAGTCTGAACCTATTTGCACAAAACTATTTCTTTGAGTTGAATCTCCAAGGCCAAGGCAGCTATAATGGTTGCCACCTGTTCCCCAAATCGTACCATCAAGTTTTAACCCAATAGTATGGTATACCCCAGCCGCTATCATCTTCCAGCTTTCTGTACCTACTTGAGTGAAAACATGTCTGTCGGTCGTATTGCCAAGACCAAGCTGACCATATCCATTGTAACCTGAAGCGTATAATAAACCCATAGTCTTTTATCCTAAACTTTGCCATTCATGCCATTGCCCAGTACCCAAATCCATAACCCACGTCTTTAATTCAGTCGGGAAGTTAATTACATAAAAGTTCCGTCCTTCAAGCGTATATGTAAAAGCAGTTGCATCATTAATTGTACTATATGTGCTGATTTGATAATTAATCGCATCAGGCGATACAATCTCATACTGATACCCGTTGTTCCTCGCTATTGTTCTCTTATTGGTAAACCAGTAAATCATGCCGTCTATTTCCACAATAGAACCAATAGACCCGCACCCCATGTAAAGCGTTACGCCCGGAACTCTTTGAAATGGAAAATCAGGATCACCTGAATTATAATAAACCTCTGTCGAAAGACTGCCAAACAACCATAAATTTTGTCGTGTTGTTCCTATCCCTACAAGTTCATCAGGCACAGCCTCGGCGGTTGCAAAGTCAAGAGCGTTCCAGGCCATACCGTCATATACTTTAGATATCCAGATTCTTCCAGTTCCTGCCTCACTTACAACAAAAAACCCATCAAAAAACACGCATGTTGTGGCTGCAACAAAATCTGCATCCGTTATATCGGTAAGTGTTCCTGTTGTTACAATATGCCCATAAGCCGTACCATCTACAATAAGAAGCTGAGTTCCATTATCCGCCGTTGAAACATGACCGGATAACGTTGTGATAACCCCAAGCAAAGTGGCAACCCCTGCTGATGTAATTTGATAAACCGAAGCTCCAACAACAGCATAGAGAAAATCACCCATTACATGCAATGCCCTGACTATTGTTCCGCCAGTTGCGCAAAACTCTTTAAGCCCTGGGGTGCCATACATTGAAATAACAGTTTTGCCTTCCTTGTCATAAACAGGAAACAGATTTATTGACTGTTGAGCGTTTATGCTTTTGGAGCGTCCTTCGTATGACTGCCCACAAAATGGAATCTCCATCTTAATCTCCAGTTATGATTGAACCCTGCCCGCCAGCGCCACTACATCCGTTTGTTGAAATAGCACCGACTGGTCTTTTTAACAGATTAGAACGTATCATTGTCTTGTATGACTGCATGGCCATGGCAACAACGCTCCCTTGCAGTTCAACGCCGTATTCAGGCGCTAACCGTACTGCAAGATTAAACTTTATTGCCTCTTCGTAAACTCTTGGCACAGCAATTGTTAATGCAGGGTCTGTTATTTCAGCAAGATTCTTTTCGCTTATTAAATAAATTGTGTAGGCTTCGTCAGGGGTAGGATAAAAATATAACTTGCCAGTTGCATTAAGTGCATCATAAAAGAAATGGGTAGGCATAGATTTAACAGTTTTTAATGATATGCCCTCCCAATATTCCTTTTGGTTTGTATGTATTAAAGGGTAATCATCATTACTGTCTCTTACTAATATAGACAATATCTTTTCAGGGTAGGTTGTATCAAGTGTTGCGCCTGTTCCTATGGCATATGACGCTGTACTTATTGTAAGAGTAAGGCTCTCTGTTACTGTATATGGAACAGAAACGCCATTTGAGAACCATGACCCAAGCATCATATTCAATGCTTCAAGTCCTAACGTAGCGTCAGAAGTCCCTGTTGCTTCACCTTGAGCTATAACACCTGTAAGTCGTAAAGCACCATTAATCAATTTTGTCCCGTTCATATTTAATTAGCCTCTCAAGAGCGATTGCCTTTGTTGGATTCTGATCAAGGTTTACTCCTGCTATCTTCGCAAATTCAACAAGTTCCGCTCTTGTCATTTTTTCAAGTTGTCCAATTCGCCCGTTTGACTTTTTTTCTTTTAAAAAAACATCGATATCAATTACTTTCCATCCACGTTCTATCTGTTCTTTTGTTATAAAATCTACTGATAAAACGCCGTGTACATCATGCTGGATATAATCCATAACTATCTCCTTATTGTTTAATAATTCCTACTGCGTAATTTTTTTGAGTTCCCATTGGTGTAATAGAAAAACCAAGTTCTTCAAGTCTTGTTGATAAAACACCTTTTTCGTAATCATCTATTATAATTGTACAGTTATCTGTTATCTTATCTTTTATAAACAAGGGCAACCCTTCTCTGCCTATTGTTCTTGGGGGGCCATCACAAAGTATAAGGTTAAATAAATCATCACCTTTATACGCTGTTGTGTCATACCATCCATCTTTAAACGATACATTGTGCAGCTCAACCGAGTCTATGCCAGCCGAGATTAGAATATCATTAACCTTATCAAACCACGATTTATCATTCTCAAAAGCTGTTACTCTCTTCCCAAGTGCGCCAAGTATTAATGTAGATAAACCGCATCCGCATTCCAACACTGCACCATCCCTTTCTTTGGCTATCTCATACATTACCTGTAACTGTTCAGGCTGTAATGCCCAGTTGTTTCCCCATGTCTCGTAAAGTCTTAAAATATTACATTCTACGTCTTTATGGTTCTTAATGTTTTCCAAAAGGGTCTTAATGTATTCAGTTTTAAGCCCTGCCTTATTTCTTAAAAAATCACCAACTCTGCCGCTCCACTCACTTAATCCGTTGTGCCCAAACGTCATTTCAGGGTCTATATAAATTTTACCACCAATAGACTTCCACTTTCTGCAAAACTCGTAATCCCCTCCCAGTCTTACATTATTGGATATCCTTCGTTCAAATATAACAGGTGTTTGCATCCTGCTGGTCGTATCCTGCTTTGCCGTAAACTTTATGGCATTTTTATAAAGTTGTTCTATAACAGTCCTTCTCATCTTTAAGAAACCTGTCGGCACACCTTCAACTTCGATTAATCCAAATTCATTCGCCCAGATTTCTCCCTGTATAAATTCAACCGGATAATTTTCATCATCCTGTTTCAACGGATATATTCCTGCAACAACATCCTGGTCATGCAGCACAAGTTTTACAAGGTCTTCAGGAGTGAACCTTACGTCAGTGTCGATAAATACCATGTCGGTGCATTCAGATTCAAGAAAGTCTCTTGCCAAGGTGTTCCTTGCATCATCTACATGACAATTACCATCAAAGATTTCAAGCTCACTTTCTATGCCATTATGCAACAGCGCCTCCTTGGCTCCAAACAAAGAGCAAGATGTTGAGGCGCTTATACCGTTGCCTGACGGGACAGCGATAAAAACTCTTTTCGCAGCCCCGCCAAAAATACCCTGACTTCTTACAATTCTCACTAAGCAGAACCCTTTATAAGACCAAGGGTTACAAGATTTGCCCTTAACTGATTTGTTAATGTTATCAGTTTGGTAACATCAGTTGATAGCGCAGTGGTTGTTGCCGTTGCCGTCTGTGCAGTTGTTACCGCAGCCTGACTTGTACTCGCTGGCTGAACCGCAGGGGTAGTACCGTAAAAACCACCTTTCTCTGTAGCTGCCCTGATAATTACTGTGCCGTCCGGCCTTCCGTCTCCTATATATTCATACTCTGGCATAATTAAATCTCCTTATATTTTATAATGTTTTCAAGTACTTACTAATTCGTCAGTCGGCAAGCCCATTCAGGTCGAAGCAACTTCCAACCGTACAGGATA